ACAATGCCGTCCTCGGGGGCATTGCCAGCCACACTTAACAAAACGTCGTGGCTTCTTTTTGCGTTCTTGCCTTGTGCGACCACTATGCATTTTTCAAACGGTGGACGGGCATGGCTCACCGTTAGCTGCAAGGCTTGCACATCGTCACGAGCAAAAGCCCCGGAGAAGTCAAACCACATGCCCTCTGTTGGGTCACCACCGGCTGCGGCGTAATATTTAACCCAATTACAAATTAAAGGCGTCATCCCACCACCCTCGCAGTAGACCACTGAGCCCGAATCTCATCCACCTCAGCATTTCCACAGGCATCGGAATTAGCCAGCAGCTCCTTACTGGAGTAGACGCCATCACCAGGCGCACCATTCGCAAGCGCCTTGTTCTTTACTATGTAGACGGCTTGCCATTCACTTGGGCTCTCCTTGCGCTCCCAGGGCACCATATCGGGGTGCAGAACGTGGCTCTCGCAGCCTTCTCTCTGTGCCTCCGTCGGAATCAAGTCATCCCACCGGGCACAGTGCCACGTCGAATCAGGCAGTGCCGAGGCATGGGCACAGGTGCGGCAGTTCACCTGCTCAGTAGTCTTTGACTTGTGGCAGAACTCGTGGGCCGGGCAGAACTTGCACTCGTACCACGTCGGGTTGGTGCTCAATGGCTCAGGCATACGGTCGGATTGCGTGATCCTATGGCCACGCTCCACCAGCTTTTGAGCCGCTGGCAGATCCAGGCGCACCCGCTCTGTATAGATACGATCGTCATCCTTACAGACTGCTACATACAGCGCACGGTTCAGCTCAGTGCCAAGCATGTAAAGCTGCATCTGAGCCCAGTGCATCGGCTTGGCCTCTTTAACACCCTTGGCCTTGACTTCATTAAATGACTTCAGTGAGTGTGTTTTGAATTCTGCGATGTGGGGCGTTTTCTTTGCGTCAGGCACACCCTTCTCAATCCGAGCATCAATAGAGCCAGAGACATGGCACCCAAAGTCAACTCGGCTTTGACCCGCCGAGGGAGTCCTAACATCCAAGCCAATGGCGCGTAAATCATTGATAATTTGCTGTTCTTCATTGTGTCCTCTACGAAAGAGCCGCAAGATGCGGCCTGGAAACTTCTCAACTACTGCCCAGCGGAACGACAGCCACAGCCACCGATCACATGGATGGCCAAGCATCGAGGCACCTAGGTGGGGTCGGGGTTCACTTTGTTGTTCTTCGTGATGCTGGTCAATTAACTGCTGAATTTGATCAAGTTCAGGTATTTGCATATAATGGCCTCGGTCTCCTTGCAGTTGTTTAGCCCCTCGTGTGAGGGGCTTTTTTTTGCTTACTTCTTAGCCCAAGGGGGCGCAGCCTTGGCAGCAGCAGGGGCAGCCGCAGACATTGGCGCAGGCATAGACCCACCCTCCAAAGCTTTAAAGCCCTTCACCTCGTTGCCGTCCCCATACTGTTCGCTTAACTTCACTTCAAGCTTGATTGACAAGCTCTTACCGATAAGTTGATCTGTGTTGTCAATCCGCGCCAAGCCAATAGCGCGCATGATTTCGCCAAGTTGTTGGCGGCCAATTTCCTCAGCTTTTGGGGTAGGGTTCTTGATGTTGACATTGCCGTAAACCCCGCGCCCTTCATGCGTCGGGCCCGTGATGCTGTACTTGACCAAAATGTATTCGCCGGTTCCCGCTTTAGTCTGCTTGATCTCAGCTTCCGAGATATTTGCTGTGTACCAACCGGCAGGCAGTGGTGAAAAGTTCTTGGAAGACTCAGGAAGGTCGAAAACGTTGAATGATTGTGAAAGTGATGCCATGATTTATTTCCTTTGTGTTGATTAACGTAGTTTGTTGCTAACTGTGCCGTAGCCGCTTCCGTCGCCGGAAATGTTGCCTATCTTGCTGCCCCAGCACCCAACGCCGTCTCCGCTGCCGCCGCCTTGACCCCGGTCATAGCAACTTCCGTAGTCGCGAACGACCCCGCCGTTTCCGCAGCCGTTTCCGCAGTCGTCGCCGTAGCAGTCTCCGTATCCGTGACCGTCTCCATCGCCTTGTCCATCGCCGTCGCCGTAACCGTCGTCGTTGCCGTAGCTAGTACCAAAACCAACAGGCTTAAACATCAATGATCTTTTCAGCCCCCAATCATTTGCCACAGGCACGCAGAACACCTCAGCGCCTGCGGGAATGTCCACACCATTGGGCATAAGTCTGATTATGGCTAGCTTGTTCTTGGGGTCGGCAATCACGCCGTCAAAACCGATTTTCTCCCATGAGAAGACCCATACCGCATTTGACAACTTAATGCGACCATCTTCCCTGGTCACGTCGCCTGCGAAAATCCATCCACGATCTACTACGATAACCGCTCTGTTCATTTAGTTCTTCCTTGTAATTGAAAAAGATGGCCGTGAGGCCGTTGTTGTGATTGCATCTAGCAGCGGGAACTTGATCGACTCATGTGCAGCTTTCCAGGCCGACATGTTTAGCTCTGGCTTCCATCTGAAGAGACTTGAGAGGTGTTCGGTAAGCCCGGCTTCCTCTGCTAGAGACTGAAGTTTAACACTGTCAATCTTGTGGTCAATACGTCCAGCCACTTTTATTTCATAGAGTGTTGTTATTTCTTTAACGGTTCCCTCCATGTTCCTGGCCAGCTTCATAGCCTCGGCCAGTTTGTCTTCCGCTTCTCGACGCCTGGCAGTAGCTCGGCGCTCATCATCTTTAGCGTCTTTCCACTCCGCTGCGAGGGATTCGATTGTGATTTTGTTCATCAGTCAATCGCCCACCACATGTAGAGGATCACCAGCAAATAGACTGCAAAGATTGTTCCCATTACCCAAATTATGTCGTTCATTTCTTTCCCTTAAGCTCTGTTTCAATATATGACCGAAGCTCTTCGATCTCCTCGAACAGCCGTTCCAAAACCATCTGGTGCGAAACAATGCCTTCGTGGCCCGGATGTTCTTCGCAGCGTTCGGCGTAATCTTTAATGTCTTCGTATTTCATTCTCCGCTCCCTAGGTCTTTAGTCCTGTCTGTGATGCGTCTGACTCGTACCACGAGCTCGACAAAATATCTGATTTGCTCAAGAGAGGTGGGGGTAAAGATGCTTTTCTTCTGCGTCGGCCCCACCAATTCCGTACAGATTCCGTTCCATCCCGCGTTGCGAGTCAGATTGATCAGCTCTTCGTCAGTCATTCCTCACCCCCCATGCCGTGTGCTCGCTCGATGGCTCGGGCAAAACGCATACATAGCGCAGATTTATACCCGTGGCTTTTCCAAAGTGCGCGCATTGCTTCATCAGTCAGTGGATTGCGTAGCTGATGCTGCGCCATAGCCGCATCCCAACCGGCGTAAAACGCTTTTCTGTTATCGTGAGGAATAAGACCTAACTCGCTTTCGCTATATGCTTTGCACTTTTTACTCATTGTCACTCTCCACACGCTCACGAAACCGCTTCTGGGCCTCAATCAGCGAGATGTCCGGATAAAGTTCAATGTCGTGGCGAAGTTTAAGTATTCGGAACTCATGCCGCATCCAATTGCCGATCTGATGTTGGTTATATACCAGTTGCCATCTACCATGCTGCTCAATTACTTGATACTGCGGCAGTAGTGCTTTACCGTGGTCATCCGTCAGCGGCTTGCGTGGCTTGCACATCTTGCCGCCGATCTCAACGAGTTCCTCGCGTTCCTCTGGAAGCAGCGGGTAGCCGCAGGTGCCGCACTCGATTAATGTTTTCATGTGTTCTTCTCCTTTAACTTGGCTGCGGTCACTCGGATATACCCAATCGCTCTATTTGCTGAACCTTTAATCCAATCAATTTCTTCATTCGTCAGCTCTTGCCACTCGCGCTGGGGTGGGGCGGTGTAAAGCGGAATCAGCCCAGGCCCGGCTTGTTTTACTTCTGACGCACAGAAAAAAACGGGGAGTCCTAAATCGTTCCGTGCCTCGGTCATCCAGGCGTCGGGCTGGTGACTATCTGAACAGTCACTAGGTACTATGGCTTCGCGAATCAGATCCATCGCAGTATCAATCTTTCCGGGCAGCGCAATACCGCCAGGGGCAAGGCTGAGTTTGTTGATTTCTTCCAGCACCGCCAGCGCCACCTCTGCTGCTTCTCGTAATGTTGTCATTCCTTGTTTCCTATGGCTTTTTTGATGGCGTTTTGAACAATATCCCATGCGTGCTTAGGAATGCTGCCGTCGTCGTTTTCTAAGTTTTGAAGCGCCTCCAGCAGATAAGGCGCGGCTGCGATTAGTCGGGCATTGGCTTCAGTACGTCCTGGCACCGTTCGCAGATAAACATGCGCCACATCAACGGGGCCGACACATCCATTTTTAGGATCGTTTTCTATTCCTGATATATCAGTATCATTATTTACATTCCAAGGCCCCAGCGTATGTGCGCTCATACATCCCCCCCAATCTTGGCAATGATTGCACCCAGATCAGGCCCTTCCCAAGTGCCTAGCTTGCCGGATCGATCTTTGGCCAGCCACAGCCCGTCCGAGTCACACATCAGGGCACGCTGGGTGTTGCCTTCGCCATCCTTCTCAACTCGCAGGGCCAAGACTTCATCAAAAAAGTAAGGCAATGCCTGGCCAGTCTTGTTACCTGGCATCGAGGGGGAGTAAAGAACCCGGCCCATTTCGTCCTGAGTCTTCTCTAACTTGGCAGTCATCAGAACGTGACGGCCTGGCAGATCGCGGAAAGCGCGGATAACGTCCGACATTTGCTCCTGCATGGCACCGTATGCTGCGCGTGGATCCTTGTTCGTCTTCTTCTCGTGATTCAGCACCACTTCGGCGATCTCACTGATTGAATCAATCGCCACTGATTTGAATGCCTTTGCTTCGTCAGACTTGGTGAGCCACTCGTAAGCTTCCCGCAGGGCTTCCATCGAGTTGATCTCGATAAAAGGCACGTCAGCACCGGCAATAGACAACAGGCCGCCTTCAGCAGATAGGACAACAGGAGTCGGCAGTGTAGGAATGAGAGAAGTCTTGCCTGCGCCTGCTTGGCCATACACCAGAAGCTTGACACCAGCGGAGGCCAGTTGGCCAGTTGATTTGAGATTGATTGCCATATCATTTACTTTTGATTGTTGATGGGAAATGTGTAATATAAAAAACCACCCATTTTTTGGTCTTCAAGGGTTATTTGCCTAT